CTCCAGGAACAGCTTCATCTATTTCTCTTACCATTCCAATATCATCAATTATTTCAGTTATCCAACTTCCTGTAGAACCAATTATAGTTCTATATCCATCCTGTGCAAAAGTATCTGTTTTAGTATATGGAAAAGTAGGAGCTAATCCACTAATACTATTAGTTTCTCTTAGAAAAGGAGTTTCTTTAAGGCTTGCGATACCATCCACAAAAACTAAAGTTGATACATAAGGATAAGAAACATCTTCTCTGGCATCTAAATTAGGTATTAAATAACCACTCCATAATAAAGTTCCAGTAGTTCCTTTTCTTAATGTAATCCATACATCTTTTTCAGCTCTTTCTGCCATTGTATTTATTTCTGCTTCTTGAGTTGCATCTTCAACCAAAACATCTAACGTAAGTTTGGAAGCTAATATTGGAGAGTTTTTATCTTGAGCTTCTGCTGATTCCCAGTCTAATTTTAATCCATTCGTGGCAAGACTCCAATTAGAAGTTGAGCCACTGTAAGCAGTCCATATGTAAGCAGTAAAATCTGTTCCTACAGAAGATTGTAAAGTAATTGTTTTTAATTTGTTAAGGTTGTAAGATGTTCTTGCCATATTATGTTGTTCTTAATCTATCTACTGCTGTATTTCTATTTGACAAAAATATATCATTTCCTTTTATTACACCTTCTACAATTATATTTTTACCTCCTCCTATCATTGATTTAAGTTTGTCTAAAGGTGCTATAACTTCCGGATTAGAAGATGCTCCTGGATATTCTCCCATTAATCCTAATGTTGGCCCTGAAACTATTCCTCCTTCTGCAAATGCTGGAATTAAAGAATTAAAAGCGGTCCTTGCAAGACCAGCAGCAAGTCCAGCTACAACAGGAATTAAAAATGGATTAATTATTCCAGCAGCCATTAAAGATTTTGTTACTGCAGCAGCTACACCTTGAGAAATTAAGGCGCCTATTACTTCCCTAACCATCCCTTTAACATTATCAGCATATTCCTGAAATGAATCTGCTCCCTGAGCTAATTCATCCCCCATTCTTTCCACTACTGCAGCAAGCCCCTCTTCTAATGATTTTATATCAGTTCCAACAAAAGCAGCTATTTCATCTCCTAACATACCTAAAGCTCCTCTATACTTATCCATTGGATCTGTATTAAACAAATTCTCTGGCATTTCTAAATGATCTAATCTATGTGAAAGTAAATTTAGTTCTTCAAAACTATCATGAGTTGCTAATGAAAGAGCTTTCATTTCTTCTTTAAGACCTTTTGTTGTTGTTGTTGTTGTTGTTGTTGTTGTTTCTACTTTCTTTTGAGAATTGCTTAATTTTTCGTTTGCAACAACTATGTTTGTAATTTCGTTAATTTGCCTATTTAACTCAGCTATTTCTGCTTTGACTTTATTTTTACCTTCTGTTGTTAAAGTCACTTGCGGATATACCTTCTTTATCTGTTTTTGATGGACTTGCTGCTTTGACTTTATTTCTAACTTTTTTGCTTGTAACTCCACTAATTTCTGTTTAGCCGCCTCCGCAAGCGCTTGTTGTTTTATTGAGCCTATGTAGTCTTTAGTTGCATTATCTAAAGCAATTACATCTAATTTTGCAGCCTTTAATTTACCATAATATTCTGGAGCTAGTTTTTTTAATTTATTTAGGGCTATTTCTTTGTCCTCAAGAGTTGAGTTTTCATCTTTCAGAATTTCTGTTAATATATCAACTTCCGTTTGTTGATTTAAAATAGCTTTATTAGCTGCAAGCGTAACATCATTAATTGCGCCTTGAGCAATTGCAGCTTTTTCAGCTTCTTCTGACCAGTCAAACAAAGAAACCACAACAGCCCCTATAGCAGCCGCCAAAGTAAAATAAGGATTTGCAACAATAAACGTCATTAAACCTTTTAAAAGGGGAATTAAAGCTCCAATTCCAATAGCCAGTTTACCTATAATTATAAGAACTGGTCCTACTGCAGCTAATATTAATCCCCATTTAACAATGTTGTCTTTTTGTGATTCTGTTAAACCATCAAATTTACTTATTAAAGTTTTAAGATAATCAACAAATTTTGTTACATAAGGCATTAATCTTTGACCTAATTCTTCAGCTATATCTCCAAGTTGATTACCTATCTGAATTAAAGGACCTGCTCCAACTTTAGCAGCGGCTTCAGCTTGACCTTCAAACTTTTCTGTTAATTGATTTACCGCTGTTTCTAATCTTTCACTTGATCCAACAGCTCCAGTTATTTCAATTCCGTATCTTGATAAAGCATTAGTTGAACTTCCCATTGACTTTGCTACAAGATCAGCAGCTGTAACTAAATCCATTCCTTTTGCAGTTGCAAAATCTTGTATTAAAGGAATAAGTTTTACAACCTCCTCTTCTGTTAATCCCATCATAGCTAGCATTGATTGAGCTGCTATAGTAGCTTCATCTCCAAATAAAGTTGTTTTTTGAAGTTCTTTTGCTTGTTCAATTAATCTTTGTTGAATATCCTCCCTTCCCTTCAATGAGGTGAGAAGTTTTTGTTCGGCCTTTGCTTGTTCATCAAAAGCTTTAATAGATGCAGCTCCTAAAGCTAAAATAGGAAGAGTTAAATTTCTGGATAAATTTTGTCCAGCCTTAGTTACATTTTTTCCAAACTTCTTTAAGTTCTTTTGAGCCTTTTTCATTGCTCTTTCAAATCCACTTAAATCAGCTCCAAATTTAAAATTTAAAAAACCTATTGCTTTACTTGCCATGTTCTATTCTTTTTTTATATAACTCTGCTTTATTTTTCAAATCTTCAAAATCTATTTTGTTTTCCTCTTTTTCCCAATCAAACTGAATTAAATCAGTTGGTTTGATACTTTTATTTTTAGGAAGCTGAATGTTTAATAATAAACAGGTGCTCCATCTTGTACGTTCCCAATCACTCCTCTGCCTTAAATTTTCTAAAGCATAAAAGCCATCCATTTTATTCCAGAACTCTCTTGGTAACATATCATAAAAATCTTCAACATTCATTCCTAACTGCCCGAATGCTATCTGTTCCATTTTTGGCCAAGTTAGCTCTTCTTCACTCTCTTGGCCTTTGGCTTTTTTTCGTTACCATCTCCCATTGCTCTTGCAAGTATCTCAAAAGCTTTTTCCATACAATCCATGTTTCCATCAAACATATCTGTTATATCATCTAAGGAATAAGTAAAAGGTTGTTTTGTTGCTCTGTAACCATCCTCTATTCCACAATAAATTAAACTAAAAGCATCATTAAAAGTTAATTGTCCTGAGGCTAATTTGTTTAAATCATTCATTGTTGCTCCAGTCATTAAACTGTATTTTCTAAGAGCGTTAAATCCAAAACGTACTGCCAATTTGTGTTCTCCAATTTCTAAAATTTCATATTTCATTTTTCTAAGTTTTTCCTTTTCTGATATTAAAAGAAACCTACCCCCCCACTCAGAAAAGAAAACGGAAGGGCAGGCTCTAAACTAATTACTATGAAGAAATAGTTTGAACTAAAGATCCAGAACCTTGGAAGGAAACTGCAAATGTTGCAGAATCTTCATTCGGTGCACTAAGACTAGCTGAAGTTAACCATGCAGTTCCAACATATTTAGTATCATTTGTTGCTCCTCCATTTGCTCCAAAAGTCAATTCAAAACTTGTTCTTGTGTGAATATAAGATGTAAAAATATCACTTAAAGTTTTGTTTGAAATTGCACTTCCTGCAGGATCTACCCATGCGTAAAGAGCATCACATGAAACATCCCAGTTTCTATAACCTTCCATTGCAGTTTCCCAACCGCCATCTTCTTTATTACTTGTAGAACGTGGGCTATGGTTTATATTTAGAGTTGCACTTGTAGAGTATGCGATTAAAACTCCTCCAATATAAACGCCAAGATCCGTTCCGTTTAATTGTCCGTTTGCCATTTTTTTTATTTTATAATATTAATATTTATTTTATTTTTGCTCTTCTTGAGCTTTTTTTGTTTTCTTAGTCTTATTTTCTTTTTTCTTTTCTTCTGTACCATAACCATTATCATCTAACCATTTAGCATAAGTATCAGTTACATCCATTGTTTGACCAGGTTGCAAAGTTTTATGATCATTCACTATTAACGCTTTTTTTAATGTATATTTCATTTCTTTATTCGTTTGTATCAATCCATCCATTATCTGGATTGTTGATTGTTTCTATTATTTCAGAATGAGAATATATTTTATCCCCACTTAAAAAATCTGGCACTTCTCCAATAAATTTAATTATTGTTTTAGTTCCATCTAAATTATATCTTAAAGTTGCTGCTGATGTTTCAATTACCTTTTGAAAATCAATTGAATCAACATAACTTTTTTCTATTATAACATACTTTTTTTCCATATCTTTATTCTGGAACATCTGCTTTAAAATTAACTGCCGCTGAGGTCATATTAGTCATTGTTCCATTGTTATTTCCTGTTTCATCTGGTATTGTTGGAAATGTTGCAATTGGATTTCCTACTATTCCTCCATCTCCCATTTTCCAGTAACCTTTTAAATTATCTAAAGGAACAGGATTAAATGGTAATCCATCATTATATAAGGTTGAAACCTCTGTAGAATCTAATTCTTTATTAAATAAACTAACTTCATCAATATTACCCTTCCAAAAAGATGAGGATTGTGTGCTATTTCCAATTGAAGCAAGAGTAAAACTTCCAGTAAATGTTCCTGAGATTGCAGAGGATTGTTTTAATGCTCCATTCAAATATAAAGAAATGTTTCCAGAACTATCCCAAGTTCCTGCTAGATGATACCATAAATCATTTCCCTCAACTAAATCCGTTGTTACAGCTGAAGTTTCTGTTCCTCCAGCTTTATATCTAACCCTCAACTCATTAGCAGAAGCATGATAAAAAATACTTATATTATTATCTCCATCTTCATATAATCTCATTAAATATCCACTACTTTCTACTGTTTCTAACTTAAACCAAATAGAAGCAGATCCTGTATTTTTACAAGCACTCATTCCAGACACCCCTAAAGAAACAAAATCATCCACTCCATCAAAATGAGTAGAGTATATATTATTGAAAGAATTTATTATTCTAACATTAAAATTTAAAGATTTTCTATATATACCATCCGAACCACTCATATCATCAAATACATCATCATATCCATCAAAATCTATTGCTTGGATATTTACAGCGTTATAAACTCCATTAACTCTATCTAAAGCTGTTCTAATATAATTTGCAAGTTTTGAAGCTTCTGCATAAGTTTTAGAATAACCAGAAATCATAACAGTTGTTGTATCTAATAAAGCAACAGAATCTTTTTGGCCTTCTGGAGTATCAGTAGAAACATCATAAACAATAAAAGGAAATGGAGATGTTTGTTTCATAACATTAGGAGCAATCCTTGTTCCAACCATTGACTCAACTGCAATGTTATCATTTAAAATTTTATATATTGCTTTTCCTATATCCATTTTAATATCCTAAACTTCCATATTTTTTTAATCTGTTTTCATGTCTTTTTACAGCTTTAACAAATATATCTGTTGCATCTTTAAATCCATTTGACAAAACAGTTCCACTTTTTTCATTAAAGGCTTTTTCCATCCAAGGGTTAGCTTTAGTCATACCTCCCCCTTTTTTCTTGTGTCCATATTCTACCCATGCTCCATAATATCCTCCTTTATTCTTTTGGAATTTTCCTTTTACTCTTGGACCTACATACCCTCCATTAGCTTCCTTTGAAGCTCTTGTTCTATAAAATTGAATAGAATTTTTTAATGTTCCTTTTGTTATTTTTAATGATGAATCTGGAGGATAAATAACATCTCTATCAGCAATTGGAGCGTTTGATATTGCTGCATCTTTTAATGGCTCACTAACCTTTTTCCAAAACCTTCCCCATATTAAAGTTTTATTAACTTGTTTTGGAAGTTCATTGAACATCTGATTTATCTCTTTTAATCCTTGAGCTTCAACAGTTACTCCCATTAGTTATTATCTTTTAATTTTGTTTCTATTTCTAAAAATTGTTCTCTTCCATCTATTTCTTTAATCCCATGTATTATGTAAGTTTTAGAATCATATACTATTCTATCTGTTCCAGCTATATTAATTCCTAAATTTCTAACATAAAAAACAACATCAGTTCCTTGAACTTGTTCTTGAGATTCTTCTTTTC